TCATGTTGTCTCCTGTTGATTTTGTTTTTGTATGCGTTTGCCGATCCAGTGCATGACTGGCACGGCCATTGAATTACCTAGTGCTTTGTAGCGAGGACCGTCTGGCGCGTCGTCTTTCTTGCGCCAAGGGATGTTTGTGTAACCGTCAGGAAAACCTTGCAAGCGCTCGCACTCGGTTGGGGTTAGGCGGCGGACTGCCATGTTTGCTAACGCCACAGCGGGAAGCGGTCTGCCGCCACCTGTCGGCGATCCTTTGAGCAGTGGACCAGTTACGTCATCAGGTCCGTGAGCGTTGTTTTCATAGTCAACGCCGCCGATAATCGGCTGAATAGTCACTGGCACATTCCCACCACCCATGCCATATGTAGCAGATACTGTCCCACAAACATCTTTTAATTCAGTCACTCGACTGTCTTGACTATGTAGTTCGTAAACGGGCTGCGGCACCCCATGCACACCCGTCGCATTAAGCGTGTACATTGGGCCACCAACAGTAAATCCATCACCATTGCCGCCGTTTTGTGGTTGTCTACCAATTGTGTTTTCGGCAAGGGCGATGCAAGGTACAAATGTTTCAGTTTCAGAATCAAGGCGAGTTTTTGTAATTAGACATTTTGCAACGTCCGGCGTAACAGTTACACACTCTTCATGGTTGTTGCGGCTGATTCCAAAGCGCGCTGCAATTGTTCCGGCAACCTCTTGCCCCTTTTCTCTGCTCGGCGCAGGATTCCCTGACAAGCTGTGGGGCTCAAAAAGAACCGCTGCTGCACTGCGCCAGTCTCCAAGACATCCGACAACGAACACACGACGGCGTCGCTGGGCCACTCCAAAGTATTGAGCGTCCAGCACTCGGTATGCGAACCCGTACCCGAGTTCTGCCACCGCCCCGAGGAAGGAGCCAAAATCCCTTCCTCCAGATGAACTGAGGACGCCCGGTACGTTTTCCCAGACAAACCATTTGGGCTTAAAGCGGTCAAGAATTCCGCAATAGACGAGGGCGAGGTTTCCTCGGGGGTCTTCAAGACCTTTGCGTAACCCGGCGACGCTAAAGGACTGACAAGGGGTTCCTCCGACAAGAAGGTCAACTGGGTGCTCAAAATTCCACTCCTTATATTTGGTCATGTCGCCCACGTTTGGGACTGATGGGTAGTGATGCGCCAAGACCTCAGACGGGAATGGCTCAATCTCTGAAAATGCAAGGGGAGACCACCCCAGCGTGTGCCACGCCACGGTCGCTGCCTCAATGCCACTGCACACGCTTAGGTATCTCATTGCTGCAAAGCCCCTTTTATTTTCGGTTTTGCCAAGGCTTTGCGGCTTTCGCAACATCTGGCGCAGAGGAAGGGCGTGCGAGCGGTGCCGCGATGGTCTTGAGCGACGAGGTGTACTTGACGCGATTGCGCGTCGGGTCGTTCTTCTCAAGGCCCACACCGATCACAAGCGACGAGCCAATCAGCTCGTCCGTGTCGCCGCAGCTGGGCTTGCCCAATGTGGCCAGGCAAAGCTTGGCAAACTGCTGCTCACCAATCTCCTGGGCCTTCGGGTTTGAATTGACCAGGTTGTAATTGGCCCAGACCTTTCGATCGGCGTACTCACCACCGGTGATCAAGTACTCCACCGAAACGTAGTAGCCAGTGCCGGTCTTTGTTTCGCGGTAGTCGGCGTCGGTGATCGTCGCGTCGTACTCGCCATCGGGTAATGGCTTGCGATCGAAGTCGTTGTTGTTAAGCTCTTCGACGTCGCCGCCGTATGTAAATCCGAGTTTTGCCATTTAAGTTTCCTCTTCGTGTTTAAAGTTAGGCGCTTAGACGCGCGGACAATTGCTCTGAAAATGCGTCCCACGAAAGTGGGCAGTCCTCCAGACCAAATCGATTACCACTCGGGTACGCTGGGTGCGCCTCGAGGTACAGCATGCGTTCGCCAGTCTTTAGCGCTTTGGTTTCTTTGTTGCCAAACCCTGCATCTGTTTTCTTGATCGCAATACGGTGGGCAGCAAAGCCAACGATGTCGGCCCACTCTTCGACCAGGGCAGAGGCGCGGTTGTGCAGCTTGAGAACCCAGGCGTCATAACCCTCATGCGTGGGCGACTCGATGCGCTGCTGCTTAACGTGACAGATCAGAATCACGCCCATGCCACGCTCGCGGCGTAAAGCCTCAAGCCCATCGAGCAGGTTTTTCCACTCGGCTGCTGCCGCGACATAGCCCTTGCCAAAGCCTGGCGTCTCGATGTCCTTCCAGCCGTTGGCCTTGCAGACATGCGCCTGGATCAGTGGCTCACACCAGTCGAGGCTGTCGAGAAAGACGTTCTCGAACTTGTGATCGTCATTTAGTAGCGTGCCGATCGCGGAATAGATGTCGTCTAAAGACTGAGCAATCGGGAAGGCGTCGGCGTCAATGCCGCTCATGCCGTCTTCGGTCAATATGCCGATCGAGTTCGGCGCCATCGCGGCGAAGGTTGACTTGCCAATCTTGGGCTCGCCGGCCAGGAGGATCTTTGGCGCCTCCATGCGCTTGGTCTTGCTGATACTGCTTAAATCGAACGACATAGTTTCACTCCTCAATTTCAATAGAGACGCCAGTCTTCTGAGGCTTAACCTCAACAGCGCGGGCGATTTGGGACCAGAGCGCGGGTTGCTCTGAACGGATTTTTTTAAGGCGCGTCTCGTCAACCTTAAGCTCGAGGCGCAGTGGACGAATGTCGTCTGGCCAGCTCTCGGTCATCTCATCGAGCTTGATGCGGTCCACCTTGTAGGAAAGCTTGCCGACCGTGGTGATCTTGATGCCGTCACCGATGTCGGTCGTGGTGGAGCCCTCTTCCTTGGTGTTTACAAGCTTGACCAGCTGCTCCTCGACCGCAATGCGGCGCAGGTTGGCCAGGCGCTCATCGGTCTTAGCTGCGAGCCATTCGTTGGTTAATTCCTTAGCTGTTGGCATAATCTCAACACTCCATTAAAAACAATTAACGACAGGTGTGCCACCAGGCGCTATGCATACAGTGCAAAACCGGCCTGTGTTGTGGTCGTAGTAGGTAGTGCAGCTCTGTGCGATGGCGTCCACGCCAAAAAAGCACGCCGCGACGATCGATAAAGCTACAAAGGACTGCAAAAGAAAGCGGGCAAATTTGTTCATAATTTCCTCAGTGCAAAATTGCGCAGGCAAGGCCAACTACAAGCCGGTCTCGATCAAGCCACGCGACGTAGGGGCCATCAATCATCATTTGGCCGTAGATGCAATCGACTAGCTCGAAATCGTCCAGGACATGATGGTAGCCACTCAGGTGATACAGCCGCATCTCGTTAAAGAATTCCTCGCGGCCTTCCTGGTCAAACACCTCGATCATGTCCTGCGAGTCGCGGGTGTCGAGTTCGATCACATGTTCATACTGCATGACAATCTCCATAAGTCTTGTAGGCAGCTGGCATGAATCCCAGCTGCTCTACTTTATTCAAGACAGAACGAAATTTTTACTTCTTTAAATTCGATCTCGACCAGGTGCTCGATCTGTTGCCAGAGCAGCGGCATCTCTTGTCTAATTTTTCTGATCCTGTCTTCGTCCAGCACTGGGCCCAAGTAGGCGGGCTGGATCTCTGTGGGCCAGCTCATTGTCGCCATCATTAAGGCGCCTGGGTCGGCCCTGTAGGAGTACAGGCTTGTGGCCTGCATCCTTGTACCAATTGAGTCGAGCATCTTTATGCTCGCCTGAGCTTTCATTTTCTTTGCTTGTACTTCTAGTTCGTTTGCGGCTTTCAGCGCGTCAAATAATTCGTGCAAATCCATTTTCTGGGTTCCTGTGTTTTTGTTTAAATGAGGCAGCACAAGATATAGTTAAAACCAAACCGAAATTTCAAAAGCCTTAAACCAATTGTGATTCGATGCTAAAACCAGCAAAGTAGCCGAGCCACATGACCCCTACCATACCCAGCGCAAAACACACACCGCCCAGCCATGCGCCAAAAGGTATACGCTCCTGTGGTGCGTGATAGGTGTCTAAGCCGCTTGCCCTGCGTGTGAACTTCAAGGTGTGGTTTTGGTGCGAGTAATCGGGGAGGTGTCCCCAGTTGTCGTTGCGTGCCATTCTTGTGTTCTCCAAAAGTTAGGCGTTGTGGTTTTGAAAAAAGAAGTGATAAGAAATATTGATGGCCAACCAAGCGCAGCCAAGACCCAGAAATATTCCAAGCAAGCCATAGCTCGAGATGCCAATCGCAGCGCCTGCGATCGAGACCGTGATCACCAGGGCGTGCATGCAGACGTTCATAAAATTTTTGAATTTGGGGAAACTGCGGTAGAGCTCGGTCATGATTCCGTAGGCAAACATGACGATGGCTGTTGCGATGAGTGCGTCTTTCATTTCGTGTTCTCCGCTGTTAGGTGGGGCTTGCGCCCCCATTATTAAAAAATGTTGATGTTGATCGCGACAGAATTTGATCCTGCAAATTTTTTGTTTTTAATTTTTGGTTGATTCACGCCATCCCATTCCCATCGGTAATCGGGATAAGCCTCATGCGCTCTGTCCAAACTCTCTTTGTCTGTTGTCTTGCAAATGCTGCAAACGTAAATTGATGGAGTGGTTTTTGTGTAGATGTTTAGATATTTCATGTTGCTTTCTCCGTTTGTGTTTGTGTTGAACTGATGCCATTACAGCATGGCATTGAGAAAATCACAACAAAAAGAGGAATATTTATATTTATTGAAATTAGGGATCAATAGCTTTTAACTATTCCGTGGGGTGCTGCTATAGGGGGCGGATCCAGAGCACTGGGCTTGCCCAGGCGATGACCTGGTTCTCTAGGGGATCGGCCGTTGCATTTAGTGGGTAGATGTTGACTGTGTTGGCCTTGTACCCACGGCGTACCAGGCAGGTTAGGTGCTCCTGCTCGGTGAGCTGCACAAGCGCTGGGCGATCGATTACGTTCTGTCCCGTTGTCTTCTCGCCAGAGACAAAGACTAGCCATCCGTCTTGGCTTGCACCAGGCTGGCGTACCTGTAGGCAAAATGAATCAGCTGGCACATCGGCCGGGGCAATAGCGGTCTCGAGCGTCTTGTCATTAGAGAAAGTCACGCGTGACTTCTCGCCTATGAAACCTTTGATTTTTACCTTGCGAACGTCATCGGTGACATCGATGCCTGCGTGGCGCATGACCTCGGCCACAGAGACGTTGAAGATGCTGGCGATTTTGTGAACCTCGCCGGTGGTGATTTTCCGTCTGCCGCTTAACATCAACGTAACGGCCGAGGGATCCAGGTCAATCATTTTCGCCAGCGTGCGCTGCGAAATCTTGATGGCCTGAAGTCTTCCAATAAACCATTGCTTGTTGAACGAGTGCGGTTTTGTGTTCATGATCTTGTTTGTGTTTGACATTCCCGTGAGTGGATGTTTCGTGTCGATTTTACTACTCTATTGAGATATTAACAACCTATTAAAAATCATGGAAAAGATAGAACCCAAAACCCCGGCACAGATCGTTATTGCCGCGTTTGGCACCAACGCTGAGGTCTCTCGCATCCTTGACGTATCCAAGTCAACCATCACTCGGTGGGGGTACACAAAAGAAGAGGGCGGCACAAATGGCCTGGTGCCTCAGAAGCACTGGCCGGCATTGCTGTCTGCGGCTAAGCGCCGCCGGGTCAAGCTAAGCCTGCGCCAACTTGCTGGTCTTTGATATTCCCATAGCGTTGTTAAAAAAGCAATGAGATAAGAAAATGACAACGGCGGTCGGCACTCACGCACTGATCATGCATTGAGCTGGGTCTTCACTCTCCCTCCCCGAGCCGACCGCCACCTGAAGTAGATGGGAGAACAAGTGCAAAGAAAAAAGGGGAGTGATCAATGTCCGCTGTACTTCAAGAAGAGCCATCACCAGTGATCAGATATTCGCTTGGCGTGAGCCGGTTCGATGCGACGCCTAAGCAGTGCCAGGCTGCAGACTTTCAAGCGTTTCAAACCGAGGTTTTGTCCAAGCGAGCGGCCGTCAAGGGCTACACCTATATCTCGGCACCATTCAGTAATGGCCAGCGCTCCAAAGAGAGCGTAGAGCTCTCGCGATTCATCCCGATGGATTTCGATGGGATGCCAGGTGAGGAAGCATTCATAGAACTGCGCACCTGGTTGATCCCGTATTCAGCATTTGCTTACACCACCTCTAGTCACACCCCAGAATCCCCCAGGGCGCGAGCCATCCTTGAGGCATCCAGAGAGATGACCAGGGAAGAGAGGATCCGTGTGTGCATGGCTGTTCAAGCCAGGATTGAGCGCGACATACAAGGCATCAAGTTTGATGCGAGTGTGTATCGCGGCGAACAGCCTTTTTTTACACCTATGTTTACGTCGACCGATTACTTCTTCGAAGGCGAGCCGATCGACGTAGACGCCATGCTGGCCGAGGCGCCTGAGCTCAAGCCTGAGGGCGCAAGCACGGCCAAGAACCTGGCGCAGATATCGAGCACCGACCCTGTCCTGCGTGAGCTGCTTGCACGCAGCATGGTGAAGCGTGACCTGGGCGGGGGGCGCTTTGCTGTGCATTGCCCATGCGCCGACGAGCACTCGGGACCGAGCGAAAGTGAGACGGCCACCGTCTACACGCTGCCTAAGTTCAACGGCTTTGACTTCGGCAACTTCACTTGCTTGCATGACCACTGCAGGACGCGGCCACAGCACGCATTCACCCAGGCGCTAGACCTCGAGCACAACCAGGTCAGGGGCGAGCAGTCCAAGGTCCTGAATGTGGACCACAGCATCTTGATTCACAAGCAACAGGAAAAGATCCAGGTCCAAGCAGAAGAGCGTCGGGGGCGGTTCAGGTTCTTACGCGCAGCTGACTTGATGCGTGAGCAGCGCGTTGGCTGGCGTGTCCTGGATGTGATCCCCAGGCGCGGCCTGGTCGTGATGTGGGGCGCTCCAGGCTCAGGGAAGTCATTCGCCGCGTTCGACATCGGTGCAGCGATAGCGCGAGGCAATAAGTATCGCGGCAAGAGAGTCAAGAAAGGGCTGGTGCTTATCATCGCGGCCGAAGGCGACCTGACGTCCAGGACGATGGCCTACATCCGCGAGAACAACCTGGCCGAGGACGAGCTTGAGAACCTGCTCATCATGCAAAGAGCCGTCAACATGCTGGACCCGCACCAGGACATGGACGACCTGCTCGAGACCATGCAGATGGTGACAGACAGCGTGGGCGAGGAGCTCGCGCTAGTGATTGTCGACACGCTTAACCGGGTGATGCCAGGCGGCAATGAGAACGCCTCCGAAGATATGGGCGCCGTCATCAGCAACGCCAAGAAGATAGAAGAGCAGTTCCAGTGCGCCGTGATGTTTATCCATCACTCGGGCAAGGATGAGACCAAGGGCTCCAGAGGCCACTCGAGTCTGAAAGGCGCGATGGATGCCGAGATCAGCATCATCAGAAACGAGGACATCCGCACCTTCAGGATAGAAAAGCAAAAGGAAGGGCGCGACTACTACGACCTGTACAACTTCAAGTTGAAGACCATCGACCTGGGCGCGATGTCCGACTTCGACTCGGATGCCGAGGAGCATGAGCGCCTGACCAGCTGCGTGATTGAGGAGACCGATGAGGTGCCCGATCGCCAAGTCATCACAAAGAACACAGGAATCCTTCAGGCCGCGTTGCTGGCCTCAGAGACAGGCAACAGGGAAGACGTCCGACTCAAGTACTACGAGCTGCACACGGGGAACGCCGAGGCCAAGCGCAAAGCGTTTAACCGAGATTGGGGCAAGTACATGGGCGAGCTGGTTAACCGTAAGACAGGGGAAAGGGAATGAATGAGCGATTGCTAGAACTTGCTCTGCAGGCTGGGGCTCGAGAGTGCGATACAGGAGCCTTGATCACAGACGACATTGCCCTGACGCAATTTGCCGAGCTGGTGCGCCAAGACTTGTACCAAGTGATCGGCAAAAACGTGATTGAGCAGATCAATGGGGCAACGCAGATGGAGCGGAAGGCTTGCGCTCAGATCTGTTTAGTAATGGCGAGCAAAACTGAGGACATTCGGAGGGCTGCTTTGGAGGTTGCTGCTGAAAATATCCTGGCTCGAGGTGGTCAATGAGCGGGACATTGTGTCCCGGGACAGCGGGACAAACGAGACAAACATGTCCCGCAGACAACCAGGAAGGGCGGGACAAACGGGACATCTGTATATATACAGTGTCCGTGTCCCGCTCTGATGTCCCGGTCGGTAAGGATTCTTGAGGGGGTGGGTGCGATGTGGGTTTACTGGTTTGTGACGGTGTTGGCTTTGTCGTGTTTGGCTTGGCCTTACATCTTGGTGGCATTGATGCTTTAGCTTTTCCCGCATGTTGTGGAAAGTGCAAGGTGTGGTGAGAATGTCTTATCAATTAAAAATTGGGGTGAGATTGAGATGCAAGAGGGCGTGAGTACCCTGGAAAGGGAGGGCAAGGAAAAAAAAGGGAAAGGATCCTCTCCCGCGTCCTTAGCAAACCTGACGGCGCGAGGCCGACCGCCTGGCACGCCCAACAAAGTCACGCGATCGATACGGCAGGCCGTCATGGACTCGATCGAACCAGGCAAGTGTCACCCAGACGGCCTGGCTGGCTGGCTCATAGAGCGAGCCCTGGGCGGCATCGAGGACAGGAAGATCTACGCGGCGGTCGTCAGCAGGGTGATACCCATCGAGATCACCGGCGAAGGGGGCGGCGCAGTCAAGGTCGACCTCGGCTGGTTGGCCGGCCGAAAGATAGGCGGCGATGTCATTGACATCACACCAGCTACACAAACGAGCGGAGAGCAAGCAACGACGCGGCTGGCTACGGATTTTCAATCCGAAGCACCTATCGCCGGCGGCATGCCAGGCGTCAACCAGGTGAGAGCAGGTGAGTAAGCCTCGAGCTCTAGCCCTGTGCCTGGCCATGCGTGCTGCCCGTGCCCGTGCCCTCGGGCTCCGGCCTTTTGACCCCCACCCCCCCTCGATCGGCAGGTGGGGGGCGGGGTCTGGCACTGGGTCCCCCCCACCCCGTATCCAATACCCCAAGAAAAGTGTTTCAGGAATCTCAACACAATGACCACCTCATGCGCAATCCCAGGATGTAACCACCCGTCAACTCCATGCACTGGCGCATGCACTCGGATGATCGAAGAGATCCGAGAGACGCTACGCAGCACCCCACAAACAAACATCCCAGGCTTTGAGGCACCGCCCGCGAGCGCCTTGGCCACACAGGTCGGCGGCGATCACTACAAGAAGCTCAAGATCCAGCCGATGGAGTACAGCATGGTCAACAACCTGGACGCGTGCCAGCACACGGCGATCAAGTACATCACGCGCTTTCGCGACAAGGGCGGCATTGCAGATCTGCACAAAGCCAAGCATGTGATCGACATGCTCATCGAGTTTGAGGGCAAAGGGCTTTGAAGCTTTCCGAATATGTCCCCCGAAGCTGCTTTCTTCCACTACATAACCGCGACAAGCGCTGGGCAGTGGTGGTCGCCCACCGACGCGCCGGCAAGACCGTGGGCATGTGCGTCGACCTGGTTATCACGGCACTCGACTGCCCACACCCCCGCCCCCAGGTCGCCTACCTCGCACCGTTCCGCGAGCAAGCGAAGAAAGTAGCGTGGGAATATCTCAAGCTTCTGACCAAGGAGTACCAAAGCAAGAAGCCCAACGAGACTGAGTTGAAGATCACGATCCACAACGCACGCGGCGATGAATCGACCATCTTCGTAGGCGGCGCGGACAACCCAGACAGCATGCGAGGCCTCTACCTGGACGCCGTGGTGCTCGACGAAACCGGCCAGATTCGACCTAGCACCTGGTACTCCGTCTTGAGACCGGCCTTATCCGACAGAAAGGGCTGGGCCATCTTTGCGGGGACACCGGCTGGGCGCAACTTTTTCTGGAACATGCGCGAAGAGGCCAGGCTCAACCCTAAGACGCACCTCCTGCTTGAGCTCCCGGCCTCCAAAACCGGAATTTTGGACGAGCAGGAATTGGCCGACGCTCGAGCGGCAATGACCGAAGACAGCTACCGGGTCGAATTTGAGTGCGATTTCACAGCGGCCGTGCCTGGCGCCTTCTACGCCAAAGACTTGGACAAAGCTCAGGACGAAGGTCGCATCGCCTACATGGAGCGCGACCCCGAGATGCCGGTGAACGTCGTGGGCGACTTGGGTTTTACGGACTCCTGCAGCTGGTGGGTGTGGCAAGACAGACCCAACGGCATCGCCGTGGTCGACTTCTACGAAGCGGACTCAAGACCCATCGGCCATTACATCGATTGGATCCGGTCTCTGGGCAAAGTCAAAGATGTTTTTCTGCCGCACGATGCACGCGCAAAGTCCTTGCAGACCGGCAAGTCGATGATCGAGACCTTTATCTCCAACGGCATCATCCCCAAGCTTGTGCCCGAGCTCAGTGTTCTGGACGGCATCGAAGCCGCACGCCAGACCTTGCAATACACCTGGTTTGACCAGGAGAAATGCTACGACGGCATCGAGCACCTGAGGGGCTACTCCCGCGAGTGGGACGAAAAAAACCAGATCTACAGAAGCAGACCCAAGCACGACCAGCACTCGCATGCTGCAGATGCGTTCCGCTATCTCGCTTTGTCCACAGTGAGGCGAAATTCCCAACGCGTTGACGGAAAAGCAAGTAGCGGGTTAAAACCACAACAGACACAAGGGGCTCATTACGCCTTCTCGTTGGAAGACATCTGGGACTGCGCCCCCATCAAGAGCACCCGAATCGGATGACACACCATTTACATGAGGCCGCGTGATGGCTGAAGACAAGATAGAGAAGGCAAGCCAGTTTGGCGACGAGCCATCGGGCAAGCAACGCCTTTGGCTCACCGAAATTCAGGCGGCTGAAAAGGACATCGAGAAATTTCTTAAAGACGCCAAGAGAATCAACCGGCGTTACCTCGATAAGCGTGATGCAAACGAAGAGGGCGAAAGCCGAGTCAATATTTTTTGGTCAACGATCCAGGTCGTCCTGGCTACCGTCTATTCGCGGCCACCAAAGGCTGACGTTTCGCGCTTGTACAAGGACCCCGACGATGATGTCGGTCGCGTGGCCAGCGAAATGCTGCAGCGAATCCTCAACAACGAGATCGAGCAAGACGGCAGCGACTTTGATGCAAGCGCCCGACACGCGATTCAAGACTATTTGATCGTTGGCGAAGGCCAACTCTGGAACCGCTACGAGGCCAACACCCAGACCGAGACGGTCCCGGCGACATTTGATGAAATGGGCAATGAGCTCGAGCCCGAGCAGCAGTTCGAGCGGCTCTTGCACGAAGACGCGATCACCGAGTGGGTCTCTTACGACGATTTTCTTTACTCCCCGGCTCGCGTCTGGGAGGAAGTGCGCTGGGTAGCACGCCGTGTCTACATGACGCGCGACGCCCTAGTTGCGAGGTTTGGCGAGGAAATCGGAAATGCTGTGCCATTGGTCTCGCAGAAGACAACCAAGAAGGGCTACAGCAACGAAGTCAAGAACGACCCCTGGCAAAAGGGCGAAGTCTGGGAAATCTGGTGCAAAGAGAGCAAGCACGTTTACTGGCTCTCCAAGGGAATGGACAAGCTGCTCGATGAGCGCCCCGATCCCCTTGGTCTTGAGAACTTTTTCCCGTGCGGCCAGCCTCTCATGGCCAACCTCACGACGGCCAACCTTATTGCCCGCGCCGACTTCATCATGGCGCAGGATCAGTTCGATGAACTTGATGAGATCAACACCCGAATCAAGTACCTGACCCGTGCCGCGAAGATTGTCGGCGTGTACGACAAAGCAGCCGGCGACTCTGTCGGTCGCATGTTCCAGCAGGCCGCAGAAAATCAGCTAATCCCGGTTGATAACTGGGCGATGTTTGCTGAGTCGGGTGGCGTCAAGGGCAAAGTCGACTGGGTGCCTCTGGATCAGATCACAAACGCGATTGATCACCTGCGCGTGTACCGCTCGGACAAAGTCCAACAGATCTACGAGGTGCTAGGCATCTCCGACATCATGCGCGGAGCAAGTAAGGCCTCGGAGACCGCAGCAGCTCAACAGATCAAGGCCTCGTTCGGCTCGACCCGCTTGCAGCTCAAGCAGTTCTTCGTTGCGCAGTTCATCCAGACGGCGTTGCAGATCAAAGCCGAAATTATCATGAAGCACTTCACGCCTGAGACGATTCTCATGCGCTCGAATGTGCAGTTCAGCCCCGACAAAGCATTGGCACCGCAGGCCGTTCAGCTCCTCAAAGAGCCAGTGGCCAGCCGCTACCGCGTAGTCGTGCAGTCTGACTCGATGGCGGCGATTGACTGGGCAGCGGAGCGCGAGTCCCGCATGGAGTTCTTAAACGGCCTGGGCGCATTCCTCAATGCGTCGATGCCGATGGCTCAGGCAATGCCAGGCTCGGCGCCTTTCCTCTTGCGCATGATCCAGTGGGGCATGTCTGCCTTCAAAGGTAGCCAGCAAATCGAGGGCATCCTCGACCAGGCAATTTCGGCGCTTGAGCAAAAGAGCAAAGAGCCTCCAGCGCCCCCAAGCCCCGAGCAAATGGCCGACGTCGAAGAGAAGCGCTCGGCCTCGATGGAGAAACGCGCGGGCGCTGTCAAGGATCTAGCCGATGCAATGGAGAAGATGGCCATGATCGGCATGCCTCTTCCTATTCCGCTCGAGACGATTGTCGATGGTGGCCTCATGGGCGCCGGTGGCGAGACTGTTCAGAACCTCATGGGCAAGCTCGAGCAGCTTGCGGTGGGCGTGGCCTCGCCAAAACGCGTCGTGCGCGATCAAATCGGCAAGGTCATAGGTGTGGAGCCAGTGCAGGGCCAAACGCCTCCCCAGGCGCCTCCTATGCAGCCAGCGGCCCCTATCCAACAGCCTTCACCCGTCGGGCAGCTGTCCCAGAGGATTGATCAGCTGGCCGCGATGATGTCTGCGCCCAAGAAAGTAGTCCGAGATCAAACAGGCAAGGTGGTCGGAGTGGCACCGGCATTACCTCAAATGCCTGCGCAGGGATTGCCTGCACAAGCACCGATGCCTCAACCCCCATTACCTGCAGGAGCACCCAATGCCTGATTACAACACCGCCCTCCGAAACGCTCGGATGGAGCTCGTTAACACCGCTGCATCTGGCGGCACACTCACTCTCTACACCGGCCCGAAGCCTGCGGCTGGTGGTGCTGCGACGACTTCCCTTGGTGCCTTTGATTTGTCAACGCCAGCCGGCACTGTTTCCGGTGGTGTTCTGACCTTTACAGATCCCTCAGACATCGAGGTCGTGGCCAATGGAACAGCCGTCTGGGCACGCATCGCCGATTCAAGTGACGCCTGGGTTGGAGACTTCACTGTGTCGAACCTGAGCGGATCGGGCGAGATTCGTTTGACCGATGTGAACTTACTCACCGGCATGATCCTTGACGTTGTGACTCTGTCGATTACTGAGGGCAATCCATGACGATAAGTGCTCGCTGGGACGAGGGAGTATTTGGCGACAGCCAATGGGACACCCTTGTTCAGCAAGTGACCGGCGACATCGCTGAGGGGCCTGACAGCACCAACAGCGTTATCTCCCCAGTCTTTCGTCTTACGGGCAACATCGTTGAGGCACAGGATATTGCCTCGGGCTCGATCGACCTCCAAGATGTTTTTCTTGGCCTGGTCAATGAGTCCCCAGATGTTGTCTACAACGTCATCAACGTCAAGTACGCCTATCGCGGCGGCTGGGCTCCGCAATTCCATTACCGCCGCGAATGGGAGCCCGAGCCCGAGGTGCCAGTCGAGGAGCTCGCGATTGAAGTCGAGCTCGAGCCCGAGTTCATCCCGCAGCCCTTGCCGATCGATCCGACGGTGGCCAGGATGATCGAAATCATGATGCGCGGCCCACAAGTGGTCAGCACGGATGAGGATGACCTTGAGTCGATCCTCATGAACTTATAAGCAGGAGACCGCTTTGAAAGAAAAGATCGAACTACCCGCACCAAAGAACGCAATGCAAGAAGCGCTCATCAAGGCCTTGCGTGACCCTGCCAAGCTTGGCCGCTTTGTTCAGCAAGAGATTGAGGAAGAAGGCGATGAGATGGGCGAGTACCACGCTGGGATCATGCCCAAGGCTATGAGCAAGAAAGGGATGCCTGAAGCGAAAGAAGAAAATATGGAAGGCAAGAAGAAATGAAGCGTCGTTACATCCAGGACAAAAACACGTTGGAGCTTATTGAAGTAACCAATGACTTTGCGCCTGACAATCGTGTTGGTGATTCGGCATTATGGGGAGATTCCCACTACGCAAACACGACCGGCCCGAATGGTGAGGATTTGTCGAGCAGGTCAAAGCATCGTGCTTATCTCAAAGCTACCGGGCTAACAACGGTAGATGAATTTAAATCCGACTGGGCTCGGGCAAAGGAAGCCCGAGAGAACTATCACCGCAGCGGTGGCACCGTGTCGCGACAAGACGTCGCTCAAGCCATCGCGAGATTGAAAGGGTACTGAGATGGCCGAAGCAGAGATCAAAGCGACACCAGTCAAGCGTGACTGGGCTCTGAAAGTGTCTGAAGCATTGAGAAAAGCGCGAGACTTTGCGGATAACGCACGCGTGCCAGACGCCGTCCCGCTCTTAGGCGGCATGGGTGCTGGCGAGATCCTTATGGGTAAGGCGCCAGAGGGCTTTGAGAACCTTGCGTATGACATGCCGCTTACTCGCGGCAGTGGCTGGACAACACAGCTCAAACCCGAGACGCTGGACATGGCCTTCCTGGGCATGGACGCTCTGAGCGCTGGACAGCTTGCAAAAGCTGGCATCAAGCCCTTGGCCAAAGCAGCTGCAAAGCAAATCGACAACGCGATGGTCGAAGGCACTGGGCCACTGGCCAAAGTGCTTGAGCCGGTCGCGCCAAGCTTTGCAGTCGCGCCAGGCAAGAAAGGATTGACCTCAGTTCGCCAGGCAATCGAGGACGCAGAAGCGCAAATCGCTGCATCAAAAGCGGCCGGCGGTAAAGGCTATGTGGTCAACAAGGCAGAAGACCTCAAGATCCTGCCCAAGACCGAGTCGCCATACATCGAGACAGAGCAGTTCCTGCCAGAGCGGCAGAACCCTCGTAAGAAAGGCGGTGAGTACGTCTACAACGAGCGCACCGAAGAGCTGCTTGACAACCCCGCAGCACGACGCGCTGTCGAGCGCAACATGATGCGCGGTGACGCAATGGGTATGCGCGAGTGGTATGGCACCCGCCCCCTCTACGAGGCAGCAATGGACGCCGGCCAGACGCCCGATGAGTTTGCTCGCATGATGCAGCACCTCTCAAGCGCATCTCAGCGCAGCCCTGTGCCCGGTCAGATCAAGCGCGGCTCGGCTACTTGGGTCGCCGACAAACAAGGCTTGCTCACACCCGACGCGCCTGACTACAAACTCCCGTCAGGATACGGATCGCTCGCGCAAAAGGACATTATCAAGCGTGCGTATGAGATCGCCGCTGGTGAAGGTCTGGACGAAACCAAAAAGCTTGGCCGCTTCTATCAAAACCTGATGGGCAACTTGGAGCCGGTGACAGTCGACGTCATGGCGTTGCGCGGTCCAATCATGGCCACCAAGGACCCGAATTGGTTGGCAACGCAGCTGCGCGAGAAAAGCAACCTGACCGGCGAAGTAAAGACATATCGCCCGCGCCAGATGTTTGAGAGCGGCGAAATGACGATGAAGGAAGCGCTTAATCGCCCAGGCTTCTGGGAAGCCGCACCCAAGGGGGCCGAGTATGGAGCGTTTGAAGACTTCTACAGAAAGATCGCAGCCAAGCGTGGCATGGCGCCAGCTGAAGGCCAGGCCGTCGCCTGGTATGGCTCTGGCTCCGAGGCTGGTCTGCGCACGGCTCCACGCACGTTCATGCAGGCCGTTGAGGATCGCATCATTGACACGGCTGGCAAGCGAAACGAAACGTATCAGCAAGTCCTGGCTGACTTCCTACGCGGCAAAAAACCGTTGATGGGCGTCGGTGCTGGCGTTGGCATTGGTGCCAACCAGGACAGCGAACTTGAAGTAATGCCGTAAACAAAAAAAAGGAAAATCCTATGGAAAACACCACCTCATTACGCGAGAGCTTAGAAGAAGCGATGGGCGAATCAGAAGCGCCCGCGCAGAACGACTCGCAGCTTGAAACCTCTGCTGCACCCGAACCGTCCCAAACGGTGAGCAGTGATCCTGCGCCGGCAGCGGCCCAGGAGAGTGAGACAGCGGCACCCGAGGGGGAAACTCCTCGGGAAAGTCGCGAACGCGATCCCTCTGGCAAGTTTGCAAAGAAGCCCGACGAAGGCATCCAGCCTGGTCCGAAGTCTGAGCCCAAGGCAAATCGCGAGGAGCGTGCTCCGCAGTCCTGGAAGCCAGAGACACGCCAACACTGGCAGTCATTGCCGGCTGAGGTCCGTGGCGAAATCGCTCGCCGCGAAGGTGAGTTCACTCGAGTGATGCAGGAGACGGCCGAGTCGCGCAAGATGGCTGAGGCCTTTCAGCGCACCATCGCCCCCTACGAGCATTTCATTCGTGCAGAGAACAGCAATCCATTCCAGGCCATCGACAACCTGATGGCCACAGCGGCCAGGCTGCGCACCAGCACGGCACCCGAGCTCGCAGGACTAGTTTCACAAATCATCAACCAGTACGGCGTTGGCCGCTTTGGCAAAGGATTCATTGAAACGCTGGACCATGCTCTCGTTGGGCAGACCCCACAAGAAGATCCTCGTGAAGTGATGATGCGACAAAAGCTTGAGCAGGAAATTGCTCCGGTTAAGCAGTTCATGAACCAGTTCCAGCAAATGCAACAAATGCAAGAGCAGCAGATGCAAGGGCAGGCCGGCAATGAAGTGCAAGGTTTTCTAGCAAACCATGAGTTTGCGATGGACGTCAAAGACGACATGGCCGACTTGATCGAAATGGCTCACAGACGTGGCCGAGAACTCTCACTGGAGGAGGCTTATGACAAAGCCTGTAGGTCGCACCCGTCAATCGGCAAAATCCTTGCCAACCGTGACAAAGCCACGCAAGCCCAGAGCACCAACCAGGTCGCGCAAAGAGCCAGAGCCGCCTCAGTCAGCGTCTCAGGAGCTCCGTCCGGTGGGTCTAATAGCTCTAGTGCGGCAGATCTTCGGTCGGCGTTAGAAAGCGCCTGGGCACAGAACGGGCGTTAAGAAAGTCGCGAGGGTAATTCCCTCGCGTTGTCACTATCTATACCTGATGTTAAAACATCAATACGCACTGATGCGAACCTACGGGCCATCCACAGTGATGCTTTGAGTAGTAAGCGGTTGTCGGCAGTGAGCCACCGCAACGCAGGACTCCATAGAGCCACCAGCGACGGACTCCAGAGAAAGACAGCCAAAGAGACCGGCGTCAAGCCAATCCCTTTTTGTCTAATTCATTAGGAGTTCCAAAATGGCATTTGCCAATCCCTCAGTTAGCGACATCGTCGCAACGACCATTCAGTCCCGTTCGCGTCAAATCGCAGACAACGTCACCAAGAACAACGCCATCCTTCAGCGCCTAAATCAGCGCGGCAAAGTTCGCACGTTCTCTGGCGGTAACGTCATCCTCGAAGAACTCTCTTTTGCCGAGAACCCAAACGCTGGTTTTTACAGCGGCTACGACCTGTTGCCTGTTGCCGCAGCTGACGTTATCAGCGCAGCCGAGTACCAGATCAAGCAGTTCGCAGTGCCTGTCGTAATCAGCGGCCTCGAGCAGCTGCAGAACGCTGGACGCGAGCAGATGATCGACTTGATGGAAGCACGCATCAACGTCGCTGAAAGCACGATGGCTAACCAACTCTCGACCTCGATCTACTCCGACGGCACCGGCGACGGTGGCAAGGAAGTAACCGGACTCGACGCTGCTGTGCCCACCAATCCAGCCACAGGCACCTACGGTGGAATCAACCGTGCAACCTGGTCCTTCTGGCGCTCAGGCAAGTTCGATGCAGCTACCGATGGCGGCGCAGCGATCTCCTCAAGCAACATCCAGACATACATGAACGCACTGTGGGCCAAGCTGGTTCGCGGCAGCGATCGTCCTGACCTGATCGTCATGGACAACGTCATGTGGTCGTACTACATGGGTTCGTTGCAGCCACAGCAGCGCTTTACTGATCCTGCTTCTGCAAACCTCGGCTTCCCCACGATTAAGTTCATGGACGCTGACGTTGTGCTCGACGGCGGTATCGGCGGCGCATGTCCTGCAAAGACTGCGTTCTTCTTGAACACCAAGTACATCTCCTGGCGCCCTCACCGTGACCGCAACATGGTTCCGCTGTCACCTGATCGTCGCTACTCCATTAACCAGGACGCCGAGGTTCAGATCTTAGCGTGGGCTGGAAATTTGACATGTAGTGGTGCGCAGTTCCAGGGTCGCTTGTTTGACACCACGGCCTAACAAGAAGCTCTCCAGGTGGTGAGCATCCTTAGCACAGCCTTCTTCGATTACTCGTAGGGGCTGTGCGCTTTTTGGAGATACGAAATGGCAGCAACATTTTCAGCAGCACCCGCATCCAAGATCCACGACATCACTGCGTCACAGGCTACTGGTGCGGTATCGACCGGGATTGGATACCCATCCCCGACGGCAGTAACCGGCGATGTAATCGCTGACTCGCGGATCGGCGGCACGGCATTTAACCTCACGGTTCGTGCAGCCGCTCCAGCAACAACTTAGTAGTCCAAAACAAAGGGGGCCTCGATGCCCCCTTCTTTTAACAAGGAAAATCCATGATGAATACCACCCAGCGAGAAGTACGTCTTGACGACCTGCTTAACGATCCGTTCTCCCGCAATGACTCTGGTCTTGCCGGCGGCGTGCGTTCAGAAGATGACGCGCGTTTCCAGAACGACAAGAAACTGCATGTGCGCTTTTATGCACGGCCCGAAATGAACGCGGCGAAGTCGCGTGAAGCAGGACGCCCGATCTACGAAGAAGTTGATTTTGTTGAAATCATGGTCCCTGGCGATAAGCACAGCGTAATCGATCGCTTGGTGCGTAATCTCGATACGCGCCGCTTTTCGCGGCAATGGGCTGCGTACAAAGAAGGCAGGGCCGATCAGCAATCTGGCACTCCGCTCACCTCGTTGCCGTTCATGTCGGCATCAAAAGCCGAGGAATACAAGTTCTTCAACATCGTCACCGCAGAGCAGCTCGCTGCAGCGGCCGATGGCTCAAGCGCTGCCCAGGCAATTATGGGTTTTAACGGCGACAAGCAGAAAGCCAACGCCTACCTGCAAATGGCGGCAGGTAACGCCCCAATCCTTCAGATGCAGCAATCGCTTGAGGAAAAGGACAACCAGATCAGCGCCATGATGGAACAGATGAATCAAATGAATCAGCGCTTGATGGAGCTTTCACAGAAATCCAGCAAGAAAGCTGTGACAGCTGAGTAAAGGAAACCTGGATGCCAACCTATCAAACGCAAAGCTACTTGACGCTGCAGACAATCATTCAGTCTGTTTGCAAGATGGTTGGCTATCCAGTCGCGGTTGACCCCGCCGGCAGTACAGACCCTGCTGTGCAACAAATGGTCGAGGCTTTGAACATGTCTGGCGAGGACATGCTCAACTTGTACGGGTGGCAGCGCCTGTCGAAGCTATACGAGATTGATATCGTTGCTGAGTATCCTGGTCAGCTTGAGCGCTCGTTCGATCTTCCTGGTGACTTCTGGCAGTTCATCGACCAGACCCAGTGGAATGTCGACACGCGCCTACCTGCGATCGGCCCGATCTCTCCGCAAGCCTGGCAGCAGCTGCGCATCCGTATGCCAAAAGTCGTACTGACATTTCTATGGCAGATCCGCGACAGCAAGCTCTGGATTCAGGCGCCGCCATCAAGCTCGCAAAAGCTCTCGTTCTATTACCAGTCAAACGGCTGGGTGCAGGACGCTGACGACCCCACCGACTTCAAGAACTACGCCAACAAGAACGGTGACACGATTTTGTTGGACGGCTATTTGATGAAGCTTCTCACTCGAGTGAAATGGCTCGAGATGAAAGGCTTTGACTCTGCGGTCGCGATGCGTGACTTCCAGGTCAACTACGAGAACCGCAAGGGCAATGACGTCGGCGCTCAGGTGCTGAACATGGCACAGACGCAGGCCTTCCCGTATTTAAATACGGCAATCAATGCCCCTGACACGGGCTACGGCGGAGTGGGCTACTGATGCCTCTTGTACCTCTCGCAATGTACAAGACGCCACGGCGTGCGGCGCAAGCTCGCAACCACCAAGTCGCGGCTTTGCTCGCCCCTACCAAGGGGCTGAACTATCGCGACTCGTTTATTACGCTGGATCCGAAAGACGCTGTAGTCCTGAACAACTTTGTTGCGCGTCCTACTGGTGTGCAGCTGCGCGGCGGCTATCAAAAGCATGCCATTGGGCTTGGTGGCGCGGTTGCGTCGTTGATGCCTTACCTGGCTCAGAACCCGCTCAACAGCAAGCTTTTTGCGGCCGTTGGCGCTGAGATATTTGATGTCACGACAGCTGTGGATTCTCCATTGCCAGAAGAGACAACAACATCCACCGATGGAATTTGGAGTTCGTTGATGTTCTCGGGTGCTACCGAGAACTATCTTTGCATGACCAGCCCATCGGGCGGCTATTGGACATACGACTCGACAACGGGTTGGACTGATCGCGCTGCGGCAGTAACTGGCCTAACTGGCAACTTTGGATCGATTGCAGCATGGAAGCGCCGCCTTTGGTTTGGTGCAAACGGCACGGCCAAGGTCTACTACCTTGCTCCTAACGCACTCCAGGGCGCGGCCACTGAGCTTGATCTTGGACCATTGATGCAGCGTGGTGGCTCGATCGTAGCAATGGTCAATTGGACATACAACGCCGGCATCGACATCGATGATTACTTGGTCTTTTTTGGCTCGCAGGGTGACGTCATCGTCTATCAGGGCACTGATCCTGATGAACCTGCGACCTTTGCGCTCAAGGGTATTTGGTACGTCGGGCGTCCCCCCGTAGGTGATCGGTTCTTCACCGAATACGGCGGTGAATTGTTCATTCTTACTGAGCTTGGTTTGTTGCCATTGTCAAAGATGGTCAACGGCCTGGTCGCCAATACCTACAACGTGTTGTCGGCACCAATTGCTCCAGTTCTTTCTCCTCTTGTTTCGCGATTGATCGACGAGCCAATTTGGGAGCTCGGTCTCATCGAGGACAACGATGTCTTGATGGTTAAGGTTCCGCGAGACTCAAGCAATTACACGCAGTACGTCATGTTTATTCAGACCGGCGCATGGAGTACGTTTACCGGCATGCCGATTAACTGCAGCAAGACCTTCAACGGCCAGATGTACTTCGGAGATGAAGACGGAAATGTCCAGCTTGGACTAAACGTAAAGCGCGACGGCATGGACATCAATGGCGTCGGTGGAACGTATGTTGTCGGCCAGTGCCAGGGCGGCTTTAACGCATTTGGGGCCCCGGCGAACCTGAAGATTTTTGGCATGGCTCGCCCGATCCTGATCGGCGCTAACCCACCTGCCGTCCAGGCTCAAATGAACGTCGAGTACAGCTTTAACCCGATTTATTCCTCTCCAAGCTTTAACGCAACGGTGGGAGCCAACTGGGATGAGGGCGTATGGGACGAGGCTTCCTGGTCAGGCTCAATAAACACTTATGCCGCTTGGGTTGGCGTGCAGAACATGGGCTACTACGGCTCGCTGCGTTTGTCGGTAAAAGGCGACCCAGGGACCGTCTATGTATCGAGCAATGTGATGTATCAGACTGGCGGGGTGATGTGATGCTGGTTAGCGCACGCACCGACGCAGAACGCAGGACAGCAGCCGGCATCTTGTTTGAAAAGGCCGGCGTGCAGCCATGTGCAGATATGCAGGCGCTGGTCTGGATCAATGATGAACAGCAGGTTGAATGGGTTGTCGGATACACGGGTTTCGTTGGCAAAACTTGTCAGATGCACGTTGTGAACTTAGTAACGCGTAGAGCTCCTCGCAAGCTGTTGTGGGCTGCGTTTGACTATCCATTCAACCAGCTTCGTTTGCAGACGGTGCTTGGCATCGTCAACAGCAAGAACGGGCAGGCGATGAAATTTGATCGCCATTTGGGTTTTAAAGAGCTTTTGCGACTTGAAGGTCAGCATGAAAACGGCGGCGATCTAGTCGTCTTCGCAATGGACAAAGACGAGTGCCGCTGGATACAGGAGAACGAGCATGAAGAAAGAATGGTCGCGTAGAGAGCTCTACGCTCACGGCGAACCCTTTGGTGACTGCGCTACCCAGCGAAAGCTCGGCGGCGGCTACATCTGCGGCGGTGGTGGCAAAGGTTCAGCGCCCCCAGCTCCTGACTATACGGCTGCAGCTGAGAAGCAAGGGCAGTCCTCGCTTGAGGCCATTCGAGCTCAGACAGCGGCCAACCGACCCAATCAGTACACGCCCTGGGGAAGCCAGACCTGGACGAACAACAAGACGTTCGACCAGGCTGGGTATGACAAGGCGCTTTCTGACTACAACGCGTCCTACAAGCCTGCTACAGACGGCAGCTGGGAGTATGGCGGCGGTGGCGATGCCGGTGCTACATCGATATGGAGACCGGGCACCGCTGGCTCCTACGGCATGGCAATGCCCGATCGCAGCAAATTTGAGGGACAGGACAATTGGACTCAGACCACGACCTTGAATCCCGAAGCGCAGCGAGCACTTGATTCACAGATCGCACTCCAGGGCGACAGAAGCGAGCTTGCACGCAGCTTTATGGATCGGGTGCAGGGCGACATGTCCAAGCCGTTTGATTGGTCAGGGTTACCAGACAAAGGTAAATCACTAGAAGCTACACAGTTTGATCGTGTTGGCACAGCTCCGCGCCTGCAGACTGACCTCGATATGTCAGCAAATCCTGCAGAGCGCATGCGCATCGAGAATGCACTGTTTGATCGTATGCGTCCGATTCACGATCAGCAGCAAACAGCTCTAGACGCCAAGCTTGCAAACATGGGCATCACGGCTGGATCGGAGGCCTACAACCGCGCATCACAGCGTCTCGGTGATCAGCAATCGCGCGAGCGTTTCAACGCTCTCGAGATGGGCGGCAACGAGATGCAGCGCCTGCTCAATATGCAGATCGCAGAAGGACAGTTTGAGAATACTGCGCGGCAAAACCAGCAGGGCATGGACATCAACACGACCGGCTTTAACAACAACGTCTCGAAGGATAGATTTGGTCAGGATATGACCATATCTGAGTACCAGAACAAGCTTCGCCAGCAAGCAATCACAGAGCAGATGATGCAGCGCCAGATGTCTCTCAATGAGATGAATGCGCTCTTGAGCGGGCAGCAAGTGCAGATGCCAAGCATGCCGCAATTCAACGGCGCAGCGGCCTCACAGCCAACGCAATATCTACCGGCGGCACAGCTGCAGGGACAGGCACAGCTGGATGCGTTCAACGCGCAGAACCAAAGCGCGAACAGTTTCACAAGCGGTCTATTTGGTCTTGGCGGTTCACTTGGTAGCGCCGCGATGTTCGCATTCTCTGACTCACGCTTGAAGAAAATTATCAAGCGCGTCGGCGAAGCGCAAGGCATTCCGCTCTACCTGTTTAAGTACTTGGGCAGCAACACCGAGCACATTGGCCCGATCGCTCAAGAAGTGCAGAAGATTCGTCCTGACTTGGTCAAGCGCCATCAGAACGGCTACTTGATGGTTAATTACAAACTACTGATGGAGGCTTGATATGGCCGGCGTAATTCCAATGAATGGATATCTCACCCCCGAGCAGGCCGCAATGATGGCCGGTATTGAGGATCCAGGCGAGCGCATGAACACACTGGGCGGCATGCAGCGCTTTGCAAACATGCTGCCCCAGATGAACCAGATCAAAGAGCGCAGCAACGGCCGCGTAGTTGGTCGCACTGATCCTATGGAAGGTTTGTCTCAGATGGGATCGCAGCTCGCTGGCGCGTACATGAACAAGCAGCTGATGGACAAGTACGGCGCGATCATGGACAAGAACAATCAGCAACGCATCAGCGCTGCACAGATGCTCGCAGATGCTTTGCGCAGAACACCGGCGGCGGGTGCCGCAGCACCTGGTGTAGCTCAGGCATACCCTGTCGCTTCGCAGACTCCAGCAAACGGGCGCGAGATTCCTGCGTACACGCCGCACGAAATCGACTACTACGGCGGCTACTAAGACATGCGTGACTTGCTTGACGTAATCGCGAACGCAGAATCTGGCGGCAACATTAACGCTAGATCAAGCACGCCCTTGTCAGATGCACAGGGTTTGTTTGGGTTCACTGACGCGGCGTTCAGGCAAGTGCAGCAGGATCATCCAGATCTGCGGCATATCACCAAAGATCAATGGGCGGTCGACCCCCAGCTTCAGCGCACTTTTGCCGATCGCTTAAAGCAGCGGCACGAAAGGATCCTGGCCGGCCAGGGGATCGATGTGAACCCGGTGAGCCTGTACGCAAACTGGCATTTCGGTGAAGGCGGCGGTCCGAAGTTCTTGAAGTCTGCGCCTGACACTCGGATGGAAGACATCCTAGATCCGATTGCGATTGCGGCCAACCCTCATCTGCAGGGCAAGACGCAAGCGCAGATCATGGAGTTATTCAGCAAAAAGATGGGAACGGCATTGCCCAATGCAGTGTCGGCCTCCTATTCGCAAGGAAATAGAAACATGGATCCAACACAGGCACCCCAGTCGGCGCTCCCGAATGCTCGAGGACTCTACAACCCAGAAGATCCGTTGAGTGTGTACAACTTCATTGTCTCTAACCAGCAGAACGTGCCGGTTCAGCAGCTAACGCCTGAGCAAAAAGAGATGCTGCTTGCCGATCGTCAGCAGCGTGCTGGCATGCTTCCGATGGCTCTGGCAGCTTCGCTTGCCGGCGACAAGCGCATTTCGGCAATGGGCGGCGCACTAGCGCAGGACGCATTTAAGGCACGCGGCCCGCAGCGCCTGGGCAATGCTGGCTGGCTTACTGAGGACGGCACTGTCATCAAGGATCCGTTCCAAGAAGAAGAAGGTCAGCAACGTCGCCAGGACACAGCGCTCAACTTGGCGCTGCAGACATCGAACACGCAGGCTTTGCGTCGACTGGCCACAGAGAATACGTTCACGCAAGCTGGTCGAACGCCAGAAGGAAAGCCCGTTGTAAGCAATCGCACCGGCCAAACCTACGTTGTTGAGAGCGGACCAAATGGTCCGAGCTACACGCCTTACAGTCAAAACATTATCCCGACCGGCACCTACGACAAGAACGTGCAGGCCGTGCAGGAGGCGCTTGGCTCGGTAAGACGCTCTGATGCGATTCTTGCGCAGGTAGAAAAGAACCCTGAAGCCTTTGGCATGGTTGCCCAGGGCGTCTCGCGGCTTCCACAATTTGCACAAGGTCGTGCAGCAGAAATTTTGTTGCCACCTGAGACGATGAAGGCTCGCACAGACGTATTGCGCTCGGCAGCGCAAGAAATCAGCAGCCTCTACGGTGCAGCGCTTTCGCTTGGCGAACAGGCCCGCGCCAACACCTTCATCCCCAACCAGGATGACCCTCCACAGGTTGTCATTCAAAAGCTCAAGGCGGCTCGCGACTGGGCTCATTCCACGACACAGAACTACGGTTCTGGAGTCCTTCGCGACGCACAAGGGCGATCGGCAATGCCGGCGCCTCAATCAGGACCACAAGCTCCCGCAGCTGGCGGCGAGACACGCAAAACGATCAACGGCAAGAACTACGTTAATCGTGGTGGCCAGTGGTACGAGGAGTGAAGCATGGTTAGACCCGTAACCGATCCAGCATTGCTCGAGCAGCTCAACGGAGGAGGCGGTGCCGTAACCGATCCTGCGTTGCTAGAGCTTCTGAATGCCAACCCACAAGCAGCCAAAGCTGCGCAGTTCGCAGGCGGCGACAACGTCAAAGAGATGAACCCCGTCATGAAGGTGCTCGGGGGCGCAAAAAGCGCCTTTGACCGCGCAGCTTATGGCGTCGGCTCGCTTGTGCCTGACATCCTGCCAGACGGTGTTCGCGATTACATTAACGACAGCACGTTCGCCAAGGTAACCGGCCTAACGATGCCATCAAACAAGCAGATGGCTGACGATGTCGCGCAAGGTCGTGCCTTTGTTAAAGACGCAGGCGGCTGGGGCATTGCTGGAGATATCGCCGGCGAGGTTGGCTTGACCTTGGTGCCTGGTGCAAAGGGTATGCAGACCGTTCAGGCTGGCGGTCGCATGTTGCCTCGAGCTCTTGGATTTATCCCAAGCAGCACAACCGGAGCGGCTGCGATTAGCGGCGGTGCCATTAACGCCCTCACCACGCCTGACGATCGCGTAGGCGGTGCAATAGCCGGTGCTGCAGGCGGTGCCATTGGTGACGTCGCGGGGCGAGCGTTGACAAAAACTCTAGGTGGCATGATTTCCAATAGGGTTACGCCTGACGCCCGCCATCTGATGGACGACGGTGTCTTCGTTCCGATGTGGAAAGGCACCGACAGCGGCCTTGTGCGCAATTTGTCTGAGCGAGCCAAAGTTCTCCCGATCGCTGGCGACATCATTCGCGGCCAAGAGCGCTCGGCATTTGAAAGCTTTAACAAACGCCTGGCTGAAATTGCAACACCGCCCAAGCCTGTGCTTGATGACGTCGGCAACGTGCTGCGCTGGGAAAACAGCCCTGTGAAGCTTTCTGGCTCGGACGCTATTAACGGCCTACGCGGCCGTTTTAATGATGCCTACGACGCGCTTTACAAGGGGCGCGGGATACCAGTTGATGACGTCTATGCAAACCAGACAGCAAACATTCTGGAGAGCACTAAAAATTACTTCCCGCGCATAGCAGACGATGTCGAAGCGGCTTTTAGACAGGCAGACGACATCCTTCGCAAGGGCACAGAGACAACAACGTCACTCAGCCCAATCAGTAACGCGTCCGGACAGCCGTTTGTAAACACTCAGCTTGGTCATGCAGCTACACGGCCAGAGTCGGTTAAGCAAGCGATCGATGTGCTCGATACCCGCATTAAGACAGCGTATGGCCGCGGCGATGCCGAGGCAGCAGAAGCCCTCAAGGATCTGCGCAGTTCGATTGAACAGCTGCGTATGCGCGGCTTGCCGCCCGAGGTTGCTGATCAGGCTGCAGACATTAATAAGGCCTATGCAAGCTTCATCCAGCTGCAGCGTGCTAATGCCAGCCTGGGAGCTCAGAAGGCCGAGATGGTTTCCCCAGGGCAAATGCTTAACTCAATCAAAGCAGGTGATCGCACACCAAACAAATCTGCATTCTCAGGCGGCAACGCGCTGAACCAAGCAGAGGTTCTGCGTGCCGAGCGTGTTCTCGGGAATCGCTTGCCAGATGTCGGACCAGGTACTGCAGAAAAGCTTGCTCCCTTTATTGGCTTCGGGGGTCCCATGATCCTCGGCGACATGGGCGCTACTGCATTACTTGGTACAAAAACCGGGCAGCGCTTTTTGATGGGCGACCTACCTGGTCAAGCAGGAATACGTCAATACGGAAGTCAATATCTTGTGCCGGCGCTTCGCAACTTCGGCATGTCGGTTGGAAATTAAAGGAGAAACGAAATGCCACGCAACGCATCAGGCACCTACACACTGCCAGCTGGAAACCCAGTAGTAACTGGCACCCTAATTGAGTCCTCATGGGCTAATGACACGCTTGGCGATCTAGCCAGCGCAATGACCGACTCGCTCTCGCGTGATGGCGAAGGTGGGATGACCGCAGCTCTGCGTGTCGTTGACGGCACAGTCAGCGCTCCAGGCCTTGCATTTGTGAACGAGACTGGCAGCGGCTTGTATCGCACTGGTGCTGGCGATTACTCTTTTGCCGTTTTAGGTACGCAGAAAATGCGTATTACGTCTAACGGCGTTGATGTGACGGGCGCATTTTCTGTCAGTGGGGACACGTTGACGGTCTCATCGAGCACTGCCTACTACCCGCAGATGATCGCTCGCAACAAGACCAACGACGCCAACGCTGGATACCTTGTTCTTGAGAAAGATCGTGCTGGTGCAGTCGTGCAAAACGGCGACATTCTTGGCAGCCTGATTTTTCGTGGATACGACGGTGCTGCATACCTGCAGGGAGCGGCTATTACCGCGTCCGTGAACGCGGCTCCTGGAACAAACGACATGCCCACCGCGATGATATTCGCAACAACACCAGACGGTGGCGCTGGTGTCTCCGAGCGCATGCGTTTGCAGCTAGGACTTTCTGTCGGCACAACAGCAGATCCCGGCGCAGGTGCCATATACGCCACCGGCAACATCACGGCGTACTACTCGGACGAGCGCTTAAAGACCAAGCTCGGCAACCTTGAGAGCGCACTCGACAAGATCTGCGCGATCGACACGTTTTACTACGAGGCCAACGAAACCGCTCAGGCGCTCGGCTACAAGGCAGAACGTGAGGTTGGTGTTTCGGCTCAATCAGTTCAAGCCGTATTCCCAGAGCTTGTCGCTCCCGCTCCAATTGATGCTCAATATCTAACTGTGCGTTATGAGCGTTTAGTGGCACCGATCATCGAAGCGATCAAAGAGCTGCGTGCTGAGGTTGCTGCATTAAAGGGGGAGTGAAATGACTCTACCAGCAAGCGGTCAAATATCGATGTCGCAGGTGAACGTCGAGCTGTCGCTGTCTGCGACGGCTCAGATCGCTCTTGGCGATGCAGCCGTTCGCAATCTTGCGCAAGTGCCGTCTGGTGCTATTAGCTTGGACAACTTGCACGGCAAGTCGTCTGGAGTTTTAGCAACTTATCTGATCGTTGGTGGAGGTGGCGGCGGCGCAACGAGCCTATACGGAGGCGGTGGTGGTGCGGGTGGCGTATTGACCGGCACGGCAAGTTTCCCATTGTCCACAGGAACAGCAATTACCGTCGGTGGAGGTGGTGGAGCGCAAGCGGGTGGCTCCAATTCATTGATTGCCGGTGTAGCCACAGCTTACGGCGGTAATGGCGCAACTTGGCAAGTCGGTGCTGCGTCGGGTGGAGGCGTAGCTGGACAAACGTATCCGGGTGGTAGCAATGCCAGCAATAGCGGAGGTGGTGGAGGTGGTGCTGGAGCAGCTGGCGCTAACGCCGTCGACAACTACTCGTCTGGATCGGGCGGCGCAGGAAAGGCAAGCAGCATCACTGGCTCGTCAGTTCTTTATGGCGGTGGAGGTGGTGCTGGTGGCCGAACAGCTGACATCGGAATCTTCCCCGGAGCTGGTGGAGCAACCGGAGGCGGTAACGGCGGAAGCAACCCCGAAAACGGCTACGCAGGAACGGCAAACACCGGTGGCGGCGGCGGTGGTGCAGGCTACAACGGAAACTTCGGGGTTGGTGGAGCAGGCGGCTCAGGTGTTGTTCGTATTCGCTACCCCGGCGCACAGCAATTTGCCGGTGGAACGGTCACAACTGTTGGCAGTGACACCCTTCACACCTTCACTTCGAGCGGCACGCTTGATCCCGGTATTGCGATCGACTATCTGCTTATCGCAGGCGGTGGTCAAGGTGGCGGCGGTCACGGTGGCGGCGGTGGTGGTGGTGCCGGTGGTTTCCTTGAAGCCAGCGGCGTAATTGCCGTAAATCGCACGCATGTAGTTACTGTCGGTGCAGCTGCTAACAACAGCGTTCTTGCAGTCTCTGGTGGGGCAACTATCGCTACCGCTATTGCCGGTGGCTATGCACCGGGTGGTAATGGTGGAAGCGGTGGCGGTGGTCAAGGTACGCAAGAGGTAGCAGCACCGGGCAACGGAACAGCCGGGCAAGGAAACAGAGGCGGCTATGCGCAATACACATCCGACTTTGGTAACGCTGCGGGCGGTGGCGGCGCCGGTGGAGTTGGCGGTAACAGCCAATGTACGCACTGCGGTGGAGATGGTGGTTTAGGAAAGACCACAACCATCACTGGCACGACACTGACTCTTGCGAGCGGTGGCGGCGGTGGCGGCTACGCCACGATGGGGGTCGCCCCACCCGGAGGCGGTGGAAATGCTGGTTACCCCGGCCAAGCAAACACGGGCGGCGGTGGCGGCGGTGGGAACCTTGGCGGCTCTGGCGTCGTATTCCTCAGATACCTCGGCGCACAGAAGTTTACCGGCGGCACTGTCACCTCTTCAGGTGGCTACACCATTCACCAATTCAACTCGAGCGGCACTCTTGTGCCTATCTAAGCAAACAAAGGAGCAAAAGAAATATGTCCCACTTTGCAAAACTAGACGAAACAGACACCGTAATTCAGGTGCTTGTCATTGAGCAGGACGCTATCAATACGGGGTTGTTTGGTGACCCAGCGTCGTTCGTTCAAACAAGTTACAACACCAAAGGCGGTGTTCATTACGACGCAGTAACCATGCAGCCGTCGGCCGATCAAAGTAAAGCATTACGAAAAAACTTTGCGTGCATTGGCGACAAGTACGACCGCGTGCGGAATGCGTTTATCAAGCCACAGCCGTTTGCGTCGTGGGTGCTAAACGAAGACACATGCCTTTGGGATGCGCCTGTCGCAAGACCTCAAGACGGCAAGATCTACGACTGGGATGAGGCGACGACAACCTGGAAGGAGATTGTGTTGACCGCTGCATAGCGATAAGCACAACGTAGAAAGATAAGTGAAACAAGAAGACAGCCAGAGCAGCACGAAGGACACTCTTATGAGTGTCCTCTCGTACATCGATAGCCCTTTCAAGCTCCTGGTGGTCTTGCTGCTTGGCGTTCTCGGATTCGTTGGCTATTTCATCTACACCAATCAAGGCGTGATGCTTGGCGCCTACCTTCAATCGCGAGAGATGCCAAAACTCGACGATTCACGCTTCGATGATGCGGCCGCGATGATCTTTAAAGAGACGGGCGCCGAGGTCGTGTCGATCTTTACGGTCGATCCGATCTTGAATAAGCGCGTCCTGGTTCGTGCCTACACCAAGGGCGGTGGACGTCAGAAGTCGCTCGAGGGAGTGGACGTCAAGCTCTTCTCCAATAGCTCAACCAATAACGCCGACGTCGTAAAGCTTATGGCCGGCGAAGTTCCGTGCGGCCAGTACTTGCGACCACAGTCGGTCGCCGGTTTGTTCTATTTATCCCAGGGCGTGCAGTACACCTGTCGGGTGAGTAGCCCATCGGCAAAAGAGCAGTTCGTAGGCCAGATCACTGCGGGATGGATGGTCGAGCCTGACCTTGATCACGCACGGTCTGTCCTGACAATCGTCGCCGATATGTTGGTGAAACAAAAATAAGGAGTAAATAAATGAAAGAAAAATTGGAAGGACTCAGGGCTTGGTTTAAGGCGAAGTGCGAAGCAGTAAAGGCCTGGTTTTCAAGAGCAAAGTCCTAAATGATCCCGATGCTTTACCTCAAGATTGGCATTGCCGTGCTTGTTGTCGCCGGGGCTTACTACAAAGGCTATGCGGACGAGCATGAGCGCTTCTTGAAATTTCAGGCTGAAGTCGCAGCCGTTGGGAAAGCGCAAGAGCTTGCCAACCAAAACGCAGTCAAGACGGCGGAGTTAATTTCAGAAGGGGTCAAAGATGAGTATGAAGTTCGTATCGCTGCTATTCGCAGTCACTACTCTAATAACACTCGCCGGGTGCAGCAGTGTGGTTCCGGTGGCAGTAACTTGCCCCCCGTTCCCCAGCCCGCCGGCGTCGTTAATGGAGGCGCCGACGACCCTGCCCTTATTGAACTTTGTGCAGCCGAAACAGCAAAGCTCGTAGCTTTGCAGAAATGGATTTCTAAACAGCAAGAGGTAAGTAAAAATGGAAATCAGTAAAGAGCAGCTAGTCTCTTCAGGCATCTGTAGCCCAGCAATGGCCGACAAGTGGTGTGATCAGCTCAATGCCACTATGAATCGATTTGAGATCAATACGCCGTACCGCGTGGCGGGCTTTCTTGCCCAGGTCTCGCACGAATCTGGTGGTTTTCAGTTTGTCACCGAGAACCTGAACTACAGCGCCGAGGCTCTCTCCCGCGTCTGGCCAAGCCGGTTCCCTGCCGACATCGCCGCCGCCTACGCCAGGAACCCCGAGAAAATCGCCAATCGTGCCTACTGCGACCGCATGGGCAACGGCGACGAGGCAAGCGGCGATGGCTGGACGTATCGCGGCCGTGGGCTCATCCAATTGACCGGCAAGGACAACTACGCGGCCTTCTCGCTTCAGTGCGACAACGAGGCCCTGGTGGATCCCAACCTGGTCGCGGAGCCGGCGCTGGCCGCTGATTCTGCCGGGTGGTTTTGGTCCAGGAACGGGCTCAACGCCTTGGCCGACGCAAACGACATCGTCGCCATGACCAAGCGCATCAACGGCGGCACGCACGGCATCGATCACCGGCAGCAGCTGTACGCTGGAGCGATGTCAGTTTTTGCTTAGAAAATCGTGTGTAGTTTTTGTGTTGTAACTGAGAAAAAATGTGCATAAATCTGGCTATTTTTGACACGCAAAACAACACAAAAACACATACAAATCAATTACTTAGGCAATTATAGATAGGACTGTTAATCCGCAGGTCGCTGGTTCGAGTCCAGCTCGGGGAGCCAATAAAATCAAGGACTTACGCGGTTTTTGCGGTGCAACAAAAAAAGCCGTGTGTAGTTTTTGTGTAGTAGGTGGTTTTTAGGCAGAAAAAAAGGGGCTTCACAGCCCCCTTTTTTTAACTAAAAAATCACCCTTTTTTTTAAGCAACAACCCGCAGATTTGGCTTCGAACTCGTGCTGATGTTGATGTTCTTGGCCTGCTCGATCAGGTGTTTTTGAGAAAGGTGAGCGTACCTCTGGAGCATCGAAGCTGATCTCCAGCCTCCTAACTCCTGAATGACATGCATTGGCGTGCCGGCCATTGCATGCCAGCTGGCAAAGGTATGCCGCAGGTCATGGAACCTCATGGTCTGCGGCAAGTCAGCTTTATTAAGCGCCGACTGCCACGCCTTCCAACTAATCTGCTCCACAGTAAACACAAAGACGTCGTGCTTGCCCTCTTGCGCCTTGATCGCTTTGTAGGCGTCATCGTTAAGCGGCACAGGGATCGCGCGACCCGCCTTGGCATCCTCTGGATTAATCCAAGCCATACGCTTCTCAAGATCCACCTGGTCCCAGCGCAACCCGTAGATGTTTGATTTGCGCAGCCCCGTGGAGACGGCCAACACGGCTGGCGCCTTGTGGCCCTCGGGCAACGCATCGACCAAGTCGCTAAATTGCGCAGGCGTCAGGTACGACACGCGAGAGTTTTGCTCGACATACGTTTGAAAAGCCGGGACGCGATCGACCCACTCCCACACATCCCGCGCACGGCGAAAAATTGCACGCAGCAATGCGACGTAGCGGTTCTTGGTCGCAGGCGTATCAAAGCCAGCCAGAAGCCCGACAACCTGATCGCGGGTGATGCTGTCTAACGTCAGCTTGCCCAGGTGAATACGGAAGTACTCAAGCTTTGCAATATCGTCGCGAATCGAGCGCTTGTGGTCCTTCTCATCAAGCCAGCGGACTGCGGCCTGCTCGAAGGTGTACTTGGGCTTGACGCCTAAGCGCTCCTGCTCCCACAGATCAGCCTTGATTTTGTCGTGGAGCTCTTGCGCAGCTTTTCGCGAGCTTGTCTTAGCCGATCTTCTAACAGTGTGGTGATCGGTCTGGATGTAGATGTGCCAGACGTCCCCTCGTTTGAATATAGACATGGTTCGTGTTCCTTGGGTTTGTGTTTAAGTGCTTCCTTGGTTTCGTTTAAATCCAGCCGCCATGCACCTCCGATCCGGTAGGCAGGCAGCTGGCCCTTGTCGATCAATCGACGCACAGTTGAGCTTGATACCCCAAGCTCGACTGCTGTTTCTAGTATAGTTTTAAGCATGATATGTTGTCAAATTCTCAACGGTGCAGGATGGCATAAAGGGCAAGCAGGGCTGAATCCGCTCTCCCGTCGTCTTTAACTCGCTTGAACTCACTGGCGTGGGCCGGCCAGAGCTCCATCGCCCGCTGCCGGCTGGCCCCCTTGCCAGGCGCAAGCTTCATGGCCTTGGACCAGGTTTGAGGCGGCACCAGCTGGTAAGGGATCATCAGACCCGCCAGGAGCCCCTCCAGGACGCCCAGGGAGCGGCCAAAGCCAAACATTGAGGTCACACCCTGCCCAGGCCTTGCAGACACGCTCTCGACCACGGCAAAGCAGGGCTCGCGGGTAAACAGCTGCAGCTCCGCGACAATCGCCTGGGGGGCGACCTTGCGCTTCATGCTTGAGCCCACCTTTACCTCGACGGTCGGCATGTCAAAGGTCTGGACTATCTGTGCGTTGTCGTCCAGGACGGTGAAGGCGCCGTCCAGGCCTGGGTCAAATCCGATTGTGTAGCTCATAGCGATGTTCTCTTCTTGATGATGTAGTTCTTTAGGTATCGACCGTTCTTTGTCGGTGTCTTTGACTTAACGGTGTCTAGGATCTCGGCATGAACCAGCTGCTCTAGAGCTCGGTAGATCGTCGTCTTCTGAAAGCCTGAAAGCTTCAAAATGTCCTGGGCGCAAATCTCCCCATGTTCCTTGACGATTTCGTGGACAACCTTGCGCGATGCCTCATCGGCCGGGACGTAGGTGCCGTCAACATACCGACGGTGCCCCCGTACCTTTGGTGCCTGGATTTGGCCAAGCATGCACTGCAGCCAGTGCTCAATTGGATCTATTGCCATCGCAGTCCTCATCATCGTGTCATCGCCTTGAGTGCATTTATGGTCGCTTTGTTCTTTTCAATTTGCGCCTTGAACTTCTTGCCTTCGGGGGAGTTGTCCTCGCTATAGACGAGATCCAGGTCATCCTTCATGTCGGCAATGCTGGGTCCGACTTCCGCACCGAAAATCTCCTTGATCTCCTGGACGAACTTATCGCCCAGCATGGCTGGGTCAATGCTTGCGAGCTCAGTGCTTTTGAACTGACCAGGCAGCGAGCCATTCACAAACTCGGTCCCGTCCTCTTTCTTGTAGGCAATGTGCGTGGCGCTGCCATCGACGGGCCTGGCAAACGGCACCAGGTCTGGGATGTAGAGGTGCTGGGCGCAGCCCTTGAGCTGGTCCTGGAATGTGATTCCCTTGCCGTGCGCCTCGCAATGCCAGGCCGCGTTCTTCTCAGGCGTTGCGTGGCAGCAGGTGCGGCAATTAGCCTGTGCAATTTGCTGGCCGTGGCAATGCTCGTAGAAGTCGCACCACTTGCACTCATACCAGCTCGGGTCTTGCGAAATCTTGACCGGCGCGGTGCTTGACTTGATCAAGCGGCCGGCGCGATCCATGTAATTGTCGAAGACGTCTTGATCAAAGTGAACCCACTCCGAGTAGAGGTCGTCGCTGTCCTTGCACTGCGACAGATACATCGCGCGATCAATCTCAAGCAGCCCCATGTAGCACTGCATCTGGGCGTAGTGCTGGGGCTTTGACTCGCGCACGCCTTTCTTTTGCAGATCGGCAAAACTCTTGGTGTTGTGTGTTTTGCACTCGAGCACCGCCCAGCTCTTTGGACCCTCTTCAAAGCCGCGCCCTATGCCATCGACCGACCCGGAGAAGTGGCCGTCGTGTGCGTTTACAGAAATCTGCTTGCCGTTTTCTTCATCAGTCGTGTAAAGCTCAATGCCCAGAGCACGCAAATCGGACACTAGCCTCTCTTCTTCGCGCTTGCCGGTATCAAAAATGCGCCTGATGCGGCCTGGGAATTTGGACTCAAGCGCCCAGCGCCAGGTGAGCCAGATGTACTTGTCGCAGCTGTGGCCGATGACCGAGCAGCCCATGTGGGGGCGGGGGTCTTCTTTCTTCTGCTCGTATAGCCAGTGAATCTTTCGCGCCGTGCTCTTACTTGGTTCTGGGATTTGTGCCATCGCTGTATCCGTACCTGTATCCGATTTCAAAGGCCTTGCGCAAGGTCATGGTGCCAAGGTCGTTCTTGTTTTCTTCAATAAAGCGAGAGGCCTCTGCGTAAGCATTTTGCAAGTACTCGGTGAGGTTTTTTCTCTTTAGTCTCTGCTCTAGCTCTTCCCAGGATTCGTCTTCTGTCATTCTGGTGCCTCCGTATACAACGGTTCCCATCCCTCTGTGGGGAACGGATCATTTTTGTCGAGGTAGTGCCATTCATTTCTGTGCTGGTAACGCCAGGCGACTGGCTCGGACTCCAATGCAATTTTTAAAGTTGCGATTGCAGTGGGCACGTTTAAGTCATGGCCGGTTTGCAGGAGCGCCAGCGCTCTTCTTATGTGCGTTTTCATTTTTTTGCCTTCGCGCGATCAAGCTTGACCTCGGGGTAATAAAGCTTGCCGCCGATGTTGCTGGGTTCTTTCAATGCGTCGAGAGAACCAGGGCGTGGGACGATGTTGAAGAAGTGAGCAATTGAAAGATGAGGGCGATTGACCCTTTCAATCATGTTGGGTGGTACGGGCTTCGATGTCATGTTGTCTCCTGTTGATTTTGTTTTTGTATGCGTTTGCCGATCCAGTGCATGACTGGCACGGCCATTGAATTACCTAGTGCTTTGTAGCGAGGACCGTCTGGCGCGTCGTCTTTCTTGCGCCAAGGGATGTTTGTGTAACCGTCAGGAAAACCTTGCAAGCGCTCGCACTCGGTTGGGGTTAGGCGGCGGACTGCCATGTTTGCTAACGCCACAGCGGGAAGCGGTCTGCCGCCACCTGTCGGCGATCCTTTGAGCAGTGGACCAGTTACGTCATCAGGTCCGTGAGCGTTGTTTTCATAGTCAACGCCGCCGATAATCGGCTGAATAGTCACTGGCACATTCCCACCACCCATGCCATATGTAGCAGATACTGTCCCACAAACATCTTTTAATTCAGTCACTCGACTGTCTTGACTATGTAGTTCGTAAACGGGCTGCGGCACCCCATGCACACCCGTCGCATTAAGCGTGTACATTGGGCCACCAACAGTAAATCCATCACCATTGCCGCCGTTTTGTGGTTGTCTACCAATTGTGTTTTCGGCAAGGGCGATGCAAGGTACAAATGTTTCAGTTTCAGAATCAAGGCGAGTTTTTGTAATTAGACATTTTGCAACGTCCGGCGTAACAGTTACACACTCTTCATGGTTGTTGCGGCTGATTCCAAAGCGCGCTGCAATTGTTCCGGCAACCTCTTGCCCCTTTTCTCTGCTCGGCGCAGGATTCCCTGACAGGCTGTGGGACTCAAAAAGAACCGTTGCTGCACTTCGCCAATCTCCAAGACATCCGACAACGAACACACGACGGCGTCGCTGGGCCACTCCGAAGTATTGAGCGTCAAGAACTCTGTAGGCGAACCCATACCCGAGTTCCCCCATCCCTCGAAGTAAGCTGGCAAAATCTTGTCCTGCGTTACTGGATAACACGCCGGGGACGTTCTCCCAAACCAGCCACTTGGGCCGATACTTGTTAGCAATGGCAAGATAGGTAAGCATGAGGTTGCCACGAGGGTCATCCAATCCTTTTCGTAATCCTGCGACTGAGAATGATTGGCAGGGAGTTCCTCCGACGAGAACATTGATAGCTGCATTTTGATCCCACTCCTTAAATTTTGTCATGTCCCCAAAATTAGGAACGTCTGGGTAATGATGTTTTAAAACGGCTGATGGAAAAGGTTCAATCTCCGAAAGCCAAGCCGCTTTCCAACCCAAATCATGCCAAGCGCAAGATGCCGCTTCAATTCCTGAACAAACTGATCCAAATTTCACGCTGCCTCCGCTACTTTTTGAGCAATCCTTGACCTAAATTGTCCCATATCTTCGCCAGGTCTTGGTGTCATACCCAATTCCCTAGCTTTGTCCATTGTGAGCTGTTCCGTCGAATACCAAGGCAATGCAGGTTTTTTAGGTTGTTTAGGCTGCATATCTAGCTCATCGTAATAACGCCCTTGATTAAGCCATGTCGCAGGGTGTGGAATGTAATCAGTTGCTGTCTCTTTTAGCTTCCAATACTCAATATGCGTCTCTAACGCATCAATTGCCAATTCCTGCTCATCCATAGGGAGCTTGGCAAAAGATTGCATAGCGGTCTTTTTAGCGACTTTGCGAGGGTATTTAGCCCAAAATTCGTCAAAGCTCATTTCTTTCCTTTATGTCGTAAAACCAATCATCGCCAGCTGACCATTTGCGTGTCCCGTCTACCGTCCAAGCTTGTCGAGCTGCTTGAAAATCAGGAAATTTTGTTTCAGCAGGAATAAGCGACTGGTCATACCACAAGCATCGATTATTGGGTTGGCAAGCAAATTGCCCATTGTCCAAGCGTATCCAATTAAACGATTTATGTTCTTCAGGTTGCTCTGTAAATC